CTGACATAGTTAGATTTCCATCCACATAAAGGGTTTTATCTTTATAAACAATTTCGAAGTCATCACCAACGATCTTTTGAACGTGGTCACCATTATCGTGATATTCCTCGAATGAACCTGAAGCATGATAATTTGAGATACGTTTATTGTCAGGTGTATCATCAACCTCAAATACATGCCCGCCCTCTGTTTCCCTCACTTTATTATATGGGTATTGAGAGACAGACTCTTTAACACCTTGTGGATCTGGCTCATCCCAACGCGGAACATCATCTTCAGTTTCACTCTTATTACTAACAGTCGGCGCAGTATCTAAAATGCCAGCGAAATTATCTGGTCTTGCCATTGGCACACCAGTAACCCGCATAGCTCTTCTCACTCCAAGAGAAATGTGATTCTCAGAAACATCGCTGCCTCTTGCTAGACGAGACAATGAAGACTCATCAATAAACTCTTCTTTCGGGTAGATACCATTTGGATCGTAGAATCCTGATTGTGTGTTTGGTAACTTTGTGTCAACACCGCCGAGAGAACCCATTATGATTGGTAGCTGACATTCTTCATCAGTAAAGAACCCAACAACAGTTGAGCCTGTTACTAATCCTGTTCCGTCATGACCGACCCCTGATACAGCTGCTGAACCGACTGGTTGTATAGTCATAGCCCACGGCAGTTCTTCAGTTTCGAGAACTGACTTGTCAGAAGTGTGATATCCCTGAATACGAACGCGATACCTTCCGACTTTCATCGGGTCATCACGATCTTCTACAACACCAATCCACCAATTAAAAGGAACATTTTGCATATTAACCACCTAAACTATCGCGCATTAATCTTAATACCATCTCATGATTGTTCGGTTGAATGCGATGGCGTATCCCAACAATCATATAAAGACCAGAAACATATGGGTCTTCTAACTCATCTCTATCAGGGTCGCTTGTTTTCTCTTCAGTCTTAGGGAAGACCAATCTAACTAACAACCCCAAGTCAACATCTGACTTTCCAGGAACCGTGATTTCGATAATATTATTATCGAGCTCAGTCATAGAGTAGTTTCTGATCAGTTCATTACGGACTTGCTGAACACCCCTACTATATGAAGAAGCATAAGGAGATGTCGCCATTGGGGTAAATCTTTTGACTGAAAGCGGATCACTTAAAACGTTATCACTAATCGTATTGTATTCGCCCATGACCGTAAAGTCTTCAAATTTTTCATTTATATATTTTCTATCATTTTGGGCTATTTGTTCAGACTCTGGTCTGTTATCATACTTCATCGTCAAAAGAGTTTTTGTTACAAAGTCGTATGCATCAATTGATTGTGAATGAAATCCCTTTAGGTTGTTGAGCAACAGACTTTTAAATTTCTCATACCGCATAGCTTTGATGGTATGATAACGACTGTTCAAATATTTAGATTGATATTTGTATTTTCCACTACGGAGATCCTCATAAATCGGTGCTTCTTGACTTTCTACTTTTGAATATTCATCATAAATTGAATTTGCATCTTTTTGAGATTTAACCATAGATTCCAGAGAACCAAAGTAATAAGAATCTTTTCTCTCGAAAAACATAACATTTGTTTTACCTAAAGTTGCACCGCGACTTCTAGAAGCTATAAAGTTCAAACACTTGAATGATGACCAGAAATTTGCAATAAATTCGAAATTGTTAGAGGAGTGTGGAACATCTGGGATTTCCATCTCACTCAAAGCGGTTGCTTTCCCACTAGGTAAATCGATTCTCGGAGATTTTATATCATTAAAAATCTGAGCAGCAATTGAATCAGTTGAACCCTTATATTTTGTTGTCAACACAGAAGCAGTATTCACATACGCTTCTGGCGAGATACACTCTAATGTATACCTCTGTTCCCTATCACGAACTAAAGATCTATTTGTGATGGAATGAACTATAAATGTTCTGTAAAAACTTTCGTCAATATTTGGTGTTTTAAACTTGACGGTCATACTTTCCTGACCCATTAATGGGATAGCTGTGATCAGACCGATAGCATCTGAAATTTGAAAGTATGATGTCATAGAATCAGAGAATACATCTAAATATACCTCAAACTCCATAATAAAGTTTTTTATATCCGTTGTTCCGCTGATTTTCGAAGTGATATACGCCTCTTCGATTATTACATCGCCAGCACTTGAATTTATTTCTGACATTTTCTATTCATTCATTAGTTGATAATATTCGTTCACAAAATCTCTAATAAATCTATTAGAAACGACTTTAATATTTTGTTTGTCTTGGTTAGCTATTTGCTCATATTCAATATTAGAAACTTGTTTGATATCACCAGCAGCTAATTTAGCAGAATCGTAATCAACAGAAATATTTGAGTTATCAGAAAGAACCCACATATGTGGATCATCTCTATTCCCAATACCATACTTCTTATCTGCCTTCTCTTCGAGGACGCTATCTGTCAAATACCAATCGTTGTATGGGTCTATAATATTATTTACCAATAATATTGTCCAAAAAAGTTTAGGATCTCCATAAATCTTAAATGCAACATCTTCAGGTTGCTCACCACTTTGTATTTCGTAATATTCTATAACTAGGTCGTTGACTGATTCTTCTATAGGCGCGACACGACGAAGAATATCTGTTACGGTTACGAAACTTCCGTTGAAGATATAACCAATCTTAGGGATATTTTTAAACATTAGTAACCTGTTCCTGTCCCGTTAGTGAGTTGATTACCACCAGGATCTTTTGTAAGGAGTGAGATTTCTCTAAATTGTAGAGCAACAGTCATCTCAGAAGGCGCACCATTCGTTCCTCTAAATGTCGTGAAGACTCCCTCCGAGCCATAGTCTACTGACATGTCAGTTAGGACAGATGTTGCGATCTTGTTAACAAATTCATTTCTTGACTCTTTGTATCTATACTCAAGATCGAATACTGATGGAAAAACGAAGAATGCTCCTGATGGGTCTTTTTCAGGGTGCATATGAAACTTCAGCAAATTAATAATCTTTATCACAGTGTCAAATTCACTTTGGTTTCTAGGTGCAAATTTATATTGAAAGGCAAAGTTTCTAAAGTTCATTGTCTTAAAAATTTGCTCTTGAAAGGGGTTGCGAACCTTCTTACTTGTGGCTCTAGCCAAAGCACCGAAATCAGCATTACCCAGACCAAGCTCTTTCGGTAGTGTTGCAGCTTCAGCCATAGTTCTCGCAATAATATCAGAACCTGTTCCATCAGCAGCCTTTTGCGCCATAGCACCAATAGTAGCCTCACTGCCGAATGCACCAAGCAAAGTTCCGATGGCTTCATTTTCAAATGTTGCACCATACTTAGCTTGTGGTGATTGTGCAATATGAAGTTGAATTACATCTTTAATTCTAATAGCTGGCGCAGATTGGACTGTAGAAGCATTTTGTGCTAGTTTTGCACCTGCACCAGCACCAAAGAACGCACCAAGACCTTTTGAAACGATATTGTCTCCGAACACTTTGCCCGCAACATAAGAACCAGCTAAAGCACTGGATATAGAAACACCAGCCTCAACGCCGTTAGCGAAGTTCTCAGCATTTTCAGCTGTAACTTCATTACCAGTTCTTGACGAAGGGGCTGCACTTCCCGTGGCGTCTGATATCGATGAATTAGCAGAATTATTTGCTGCAGTTAGTTGTTCTTTGGAAAGACCAGGAACATATTGACTGATAAAAATATTCAACGAATGTGGTTGTTCATCTTTACCAAGATTTCCTGGATACTTGTGAACACTTGCGGTTTTTTTTGAATTTTCAGAGTTTCTGAGATCGTCACCACGTTGTGCTGTTTCAGCACGTTGACCCGTTGGAATGGTGGGTTCATTGGAACTTTCGGATCTTGTAGCTACTCTTGGTAATTCTGACATGGGAATCTCTATAAATAGTTTCTCTTATTTAATCCTATTTATAATGCCATATTCTAATAAAGTTCATCAAGGTCGTTTTAATCCTACAAATCCTCGAAAATATCGAGGAAATCTGACCAACATCATTTATCGGTCATCGTATGAGTTGAAGTTTATGAAGTGGTGTGATTTAAATGATAATATTGTTGAATGGGGTTCAGAAGAAATCGCAATACCATATCGCTCTCCTGTTGATGGTAGAATGCACAGATACTTTCCTGACTTCTACATTAAAGTGAACAATAAAAAATACCTCATTGAAATAAAACCCTCTAGGTTTACGCAAGAACCCAAAATACCCAAAAGAAAAACTAAAAGATTTCTTGAAGAAGTAAAACAATATGGCACTAATATCGCAAAGTGGGAAAGTGCTACAGAGTTTTGTCTCGATCAGGGATGGGAATTTAAGATTATAACTGAGAAAGAATTAGGCATCTCTTATAAATAGGGGTATGGCTAATCCTTTTGAACAAATACGATCAAACTCAGACAATCAACGAAAAAGTTTTCAGTGGTATCAGAGACAAGTTCGACAACTAGCGAGTAACATAAACTCGCCTGCGCAAGCTATGCGCAATGATGTTTTTGAGAGAGCTGGTAGTATCGAGATCGGTAGTATGTATCTCTACCGATACGATCCAAAAATGAAAGAAAAACTTCCTTATTATGATACGTTTCCTCTAGTCTTACCATACGAACCAGCCGCTGGTGGTTTCTATGGGTTGAACTTACATTATCTTCCATATATGCTTCGTGCTAAAGTTTTGGGAGAACTTATGGAAACAGCTAACAGTAAAACGATTAGCGCAGATACAAAAATGAGATATAACTGGTCATTGTTAAAGAGTGTCGGAAACGAAATCCGTCCTTGTGTAAAAAGATATCTCGTCAGCAATGTTGTAACACAATTTTATAAAGTAAATCCCGAAGACTGGAAAGCAGCAATCTTTTTACCTATTGAGAACTTCCAAGGTGCTACGAAAGATAAAGTCTTCAGAGATTCAAGGGCAATGATCTAATGGCAAAATCAAATTTCCAACTAAATGATTTTCTCTCTAATGTGAGAAGAAAAGACCTCGCGAGAGCTAGTAGGTTTGAAATCGTAATGAGCAGTGCTTCTAACAGAGGAAGTAACAGAGATATCTCATTACTTTGTGAAGAAGCTGCGATTCCTGGACTTATTTCTACCTTCGCGCCAACTAAGATTGGCAACTGGACTGAATACCGTGCGCAGGGTGTCGAGTTTTTTGGCGACAACGCGACATTGACTTTCTATTGTAACACAGACTGGAATGTAAGAGAATACTTTGAAGCGTGGATGGGAACAACAGCTGACATAGAATCAAAAGAAGTTGGCTTCTATGATGATTACGTTGGCGAGATCGACATCTATACGTTAGATAGAGATGACAACCGCACTGGCAAGTGGCAGCTGAAAGAAGCGTGGCCACGCCTGCTAAACTTAACACCTGTCAGCCAAGCATCAGACGCGCCAGTTCGCGTAACTGTGACGTTGACATACCGATACTGGACTTCTGACACACTGGACAACAGCCCGATCGGTAATATTAAAAGATTTGTAAACCTATTCAAAGACGGCAATTCAGAAGGAATTGCTGAATCTTTAGGATTTTAATTATTAAGTGAGAAAGATTATGGCACTACCGCAAATTGATGTTCAAACATTTAAATTGAATGTCAGCTCTATGGATAAAGAGTTTAAGTTCAGACCATTTCTTGTGAAAGAAGAAAAGCTACTTGTTATGGCGAATGAGTCTTCTGACTCGAAAGACATGTTAACAACAGCACAACAGATTATCACTAACTGTTCTTTCGGGAAATTAAATGGCGAAAAACTACCTCTGTTTGATGTTCAAAAAATATTTTTAGATATCCGCTCACAATCAGTAGGAAATATAATTGAGTTAAATGCTAACTGCGGCGACTGTGATGCGAAAGCGGATATCTTCTTAGACCTTGATGAAGTAGAAGTTAAAACCGTTGACAACCATAAGGCAACATTTAACATCACTGAGACGATCGCCGTCGAGATGCAATATCCAACTGTCGAAGAAGTCCACGACTTGATTCAAGCTACTGAAGAAATAGATGTGTATATTGTTGCAGCTAATAACATCAAAACGATCTACACTGAAGAAGAAACAATTGATTTTCAATCTAATCCACCAGAAGAACGAGTTGAATGGATTGAAAACTTAACACCAGAGAATTTTAAAGGCATTAAAGATTTTTTTGAAACGATGCCGCAACTATATCACACACTAAATTTTGTATGTAAAGAATGTGGGAAGGACAACTACTTAGTAATTGACGGTTACGAAAATTTTTTCGTCTAACTCTCTCTC